TTCTTAATAGCTTTATTTAAGTGGTAAGTACTTGAACAACTAGTAATAACTAGAAGTAACGGTATTAATTTATACATTGTATTTATGTTTTAAACTTTGTAACTTGGACAGGCTTTACTTGAAAACTCATTATGTCCATGAACTGTAAGTCCTTTGTGAATATTCTTAAAAAGAGATACTAATAGATTAATGCTTTCTTTCTGTGCATCTGTTCTAGTATCTTTAGGAGTCTTACCATCTTTCTCTACTCCACCGATATAACAAATACCAATACTACCTGTATTTTGCCCTCTTACATGACTTCCTATCTTGTTTAAATCTCTACCGTACTCGATAGTACCATCAATAAGAATCACAAAATGATAGCCTATACCATTCCAACCTCTAGCTCTATGCCATCTATCTATCACTTTAGCATTTATGTTATCTTGCCCTTCTCTAGTAGCAGAGCAATGTATAATAACTTTGTCTATGTTTCTCATCTTATTTCTTTTTAATCTTTTGCCAAGCTGTAATACCTAATACACCAACTACAAACGATAACAACTCTGCTATAACCAAAACTACGTTATCTTTGTTTGTAAATCCAACTACTGCATAAGTCGCTAAACATAAAACAGTATACAAGGCTAAAAACCTTTTTGAACTCTCTTTGGAATTACTCTCTATAAGAGCTTTTAAATATTGAACTATCTTAGACATTAAGAATTAGTTTTAAAGTTAACACAGGTGCTAAAATGTACCTTAATAGCGACTACGTCTTTCTGTATAACTTCTAATAAGTGTAGAAATCTTTCTTCGTTCTTTTCAGCTTCTCTTTTAGCTTCAACTATTTCACGTTGTAAAGTAGCTATCTTCTCATCTTGGCGCACTATTAAACTATTCATTTTGAAGTGAAGTCCTAAGACAGTAATAATTACAGGAAAGACTGCTAGTAATAAGTCGGTTATATTTAGATACATTTGCAAAATAGTTATAATTCTATTGTAGCTGTATAGCCTAGTTCTTCAAAGGCTATTTTTGCGTAACTGTGTGCTGTTTCAACACTTTGCTTTTCAGTATCTAGTACTTCTACTTTTATATTACCCTGTGGTACGTCTGTAAAAACTCTACCACCTTCTTTAAAAGCTAGTTTACTTGCGTATGTAGACATACTAATTTCTAACGTTACACCATCTGCTCTAGAAGATGTTTCTAATCTAACATAAACACTAGGTAAAGTTACATTTGTACCCTTTATTAGTATTGCTTTATTCTCTGTACTTGTTACAACTAAACCCATTATTTTTTTATTTTTATTATTAAGATACTATTGCTCTATCTTGTACTCTTCTCCAATTTGTTCCATCTGAGAAAGCTTGTGTGTATCCTCCTGTTTCATCTGATACCATAATCATTCCAGCTTGATATGTAGATGCTGTTGGTAAAGTAGCTACTGTATACTCTCCTACAACAACTACACCTTGTAAGTGTGTACTAACTGTTGAACTGTTACCTATTGTAGTTGTATTTGAGCCGTTACCTACAGTTGAATCACCTATAACAATCTGATTAGTTTGACTATTCGCTAAAGGGAAAGCTTCCTGCCCTATAAATATACTAGTACTACAAGTAGTGTTATTTGTTACACCGCCAGAGATATAACGCCCAGCAGCAGACCCTACAGCTACATTACCACCTCCAGCCGAAACTGAAAATAATGTAGTATGTCCTATAGCTACATTATTATCTCCTGTATTTATACCATTCAAAGCGTAACTACCTAGTCCCACATTCTTTATACCTGTTGTTAGTGAGGTTAACGAGTTAAACCCTACACCTGTATTATTTATTCCTGTTGTAGTAGTTTTAAATACCTCTTCTCCAAAACCAGTGTTTGATGCTTTACCACCTCTACCCTTAGAAAAAACAGAGCCATCCCCTAATACCGAGAATATATCTTTTGTATCTACAGAGTTTCTAACATTTAAAGCTATGTCTGTAGATAAAGCACCCCCAGCTTTTACACCTAGTTTAGCACCTAAAGAAGTTCCAGCATTGTTAATTGTTACATCTCCACTACCATCGACTATAAGCTGCTCTGTAGTGAATTGCATAATAGCAAACGTTCCAGCTTTAGAGATAAGTAGAGAGCCTTCTGCTGAATCTCCAGCTCCTTCGTCATTTCTCCAAGCAGAAGCACTAGGATAACCTAAAGTATCTCCTAGTCCATAAGGTCCTACATCTAACGTTCTATTATTAGTGTTTCCTTTAATTTGAGTATTTATGTTTATACTTCCAAATGGTTGTGAAGTTGCGTTAAAATCAGTAACAGAAAACAACAAGTTATCGTTAATATCTCCAGTGCCAACTCTGAAAGGAATATTAGTACCTGTAGCTTCTGCCCTTACATTAGTTGTACCACCTGTTAAGTCTAGGTCAAAACCACCCATAGTAACAGTTCTAGTAGCTGAAAGTGTACCATCTGCTGTATATAAGTTATCTCCACTACTAGCTAAGTCGCTTACTGCTACTTGCTTTGTGACGCCAGTTTGAACTATCACAGCTAACTCAGTCCCAACTAGGGGAGTAGTTGCTGCTGCTAAGTCACTTATTTTTGAATCTGCCATTATTTCTTAGTACTTAAAAATGTTAGTAATTTGATTACGTTAACTTGTTTTGGTTTGTATGTTTTCTTCATTACAGCTCTAAGTTTTTGTAATCTAGTCTATCTCTATCAATATTGTTATCTAGCATCCAACCGTTAAAAACAGTATTTCTATCTGGAATAACATCTGCTCCACTATTAGAAGAATACTCTGGAAAATCTGCTGTGTTATTACAAAGGTAGTCTACTAATCTAGTTGCGTAATGCTCTGCAATGTCTCTCTCTTTCTCAATTAGAAAGTCTATCTCTAGCTTCTCTGCATTTTGGCTATTCTCTGAATTGTGCTTATAGATACCTTTGTTAGATATTGAGTAAGCTGCAAATGGTAAGTACTCTACCATAGAATAATGTATAAGAGTCTGCTTAATATAGTCAGTATTTAAAGCTAAGTATACGCCACTCAAAGTAGCGTTAGTTATCTCTAATTGTATCTTCTCTAAAAGGTCACTTCCTAAGAGGTTTTGGAGATGAATATCCTGTGCTATAGAAACAAATTGTATAAACTTATCTATATCTACACCACCATTCATAGCAGTATATTTAGGAATATCTTGTGTTGTTATTAATAGTGCTTTTGCCATTATCTTGCGTCTTGTGGTCTGTTAGTATTATTAGGAGAAAAGCCTTTGTGCTTCATATCGTTAGGCTTCATTGCAACCTCTTTAGAGTTTACAGGATTGTAACCAAACTTTCTAGCTTTACCTGTGCTTATTGTATTAGCGTTAGGGTTTTGCATATTTTGTTTTTTAGTAGCACTTACGAAAGTTAATCTTTGGAATTTATGATGACATCTTGGACCACCTTTGAATTTAAATATATCGTAGAAATCGCCACCAAACTCCCCAAATCCAGCATTTACTATACTAGAACTCATTTGAGCTAAATCTTCTTTTCTGTAAATCTTATTTGCTCTCATCATTGCTTTGCAAAAGTCTCTTTCTGGATTTGCATTGCCTACGTACTTATAACGTACCTTAAAAAAGAAACCATCTACTTCTTTATCTTGTGTGCTCTTTCTGTTTGTATTAGCTTTACCAGAAGATACAAAGTTAAGTATCTTAGATAGTCTTGTAGGCTTCTCTTTAGCTTCTACTTCCCATTCTTTAACTTGACTATCTAATTCAGTTTCGCTATCATAGTCAACTTCTCTACTATCTATTAGCTCCCACTCATCACTCTCACTTTCTCCATACTGTGAAATAACTTTATCAATATCACTAGATAGACTTAATTTAGCTTCTTCTTTCTCTTGCATCTTCTCCTCTATAGAATCTAGTAAGTTAAGACGTTTGAAGTATAACTTAAGACTAGCTCCATTGAACGCTAAGAACTCTCCTAACGCTTCTAATATAGCTTCTTGGAATGGTACTATAGATTGATTATAAAAGACCTTTGTAGCCATCTCTATTTCATCTGCATTAGAACTAAAACCACTATTCTCTGTAGTTATTCCTACAATCATTGGAGAAACAACACCATGAGCGTTAAGTAACTTAGATTGTGCTTCTGTAGCTAAATAAGAGTAATGCTCTGGAGCATCTGTTAAAGCAATGTCATCTATTGTAGTAGCCATTTCTTTATTCTCATTAAAGGCTATAATAACCTTATCTCCTTTAGCACCTTGTAATCTTTGTCTTACACTCTTCTCTATAATTTGTCTAGTTTCTGGAGTACCTACACCGTTATTAAAGTTAATAACCTTTTGACCACTAAAAGACTGTTGTACATCAGTTACTAAAAAGTCTGCTATCTCTTCTTCTAATATTGCATACTTAATAGCACCTAAATAATCTGGCTCTGAATAGTATTTCATATCTACACTATCAAACTTTAAGCAGAAAATCTCTATATTGTCTTTAGAAGTACCATAAGCTGAATATCTAACAGGCTCATTTCTTCTAATATCACTCCAATCGTTAGAGAAGTAAAAAGAATCAATTTCTCCTTTATCGTTACACTTACCTACTCTTACCAAATTAGTATTTATGTAATCTACTTTAAGAATCTTAGTGTGGTTTTTATTGTAAGATACTTGAAAATATCCAGCACCTAGCATCTTAAAGTTCTTAGCTATACCTCTTAATGCTTTAGGAGTAATAAGAGTCCTTAACATTGCGTATTCGTTAGGCTTCTTATTTGAGTCAAAAGCATCTATACCTCTACCATAAATCAAACGTGAGATATTGTTAATTACAGAGTTATTCGTAGTAGACTGCTTGTATCTACCTATCAAAAAATCGTAGTAATCGTTCTTATCTCCGTAAGAAACCCATTCATCTCTAGTATTCTCTACTACTTGTGGAGCTTCGTACTGTGCTAGGTTAATTATACTTATATTGCTATTATCTTTTTTTGCCATTATACTATTATAAAGTCATTATTACTCGTAGTTTCTGTATACTCTTGTTTGTTTATTGTGTAACTAGATACCGTTTGATTAGTACAAAAGATTCTATCCTTATAAACTACGTCTGTACCATTAAATACTGTAAGAGTATAGAACTGATTTTCTATAAGAGTTACTATCTTATCAAAAGTTAAGTACCTTCCAGACTGTGTAGAAGTAATAGCGTAAGTTGTTACACCCTCTATACCTGTAATCTCTATTGAGTCTGCTACATACTCTCTAGGTATTACGTTAAAGGTCTGTGCTAGTTCGGAATTTCTTAGTATTATCATTTAATTAAATAACTTTATTTAGTTTTGTTTGTACTTTATAAAGCCAAAAAACCCCACTAAGTTAATAGTAGGGTTTAAGTATTTGTTTAGTTGTTTATTTCATTGTAGAGATAGTGCTTATCCATCGCTTATGATTTGCTAACATTCTTTTTGCAGTCGCGGCTGTTTGCTCTAGATGTTTTACAGGTACACCTAACTCTTTAGCCATCTTTAAACCTTTTTCTGCCTCATCAGAAGCAAATACCGTTTTTTTATTAGCTTCTTTAAATAGGTCTACAGCCTGTTTTAGCTTGTTTACTGCATCGCTCTCAAACCTCTCAGCCTGTTTC